GGTTTAACCTCAGACATTTACAATAGATCTAAAGAAAAATGAAACTTATCACAGAACACTTAGAATCGCTTGAATATATTACCGAAGAAAAGAACGGTAAGAAGGACGTCTATATTGAAGGTGTCTTCATGCAAGCAGAAAAGGAAAATCGCAATAAGCGAATTTATCCAAAAGGCGTTCTTGAAAGCGCATGTGATAAGTATGTTAAAGAACAAGTTAAAACGGGAAGAGCAGTTGGTGAATTAAATCACCCTGATGGTCCTACAATTAACTTAGATAAAGTTTCACACAGAATTACCGAGCTTAAGTGGCAAGGTAATGATGTTGTTGGAAAGGCACTTATTCTTGACACACCGATGGGCAAAATTGTGAAAGGTCTCGTTGATGGTGGGTGTAAGTTAGGTGTCTCAAGTCGTGGTATGGGTACTGTTGAGAATCGAAATGCAAAGACATTTGTGAAAGATGATTTTATTCTTTCAACTGTCGACATTGTTCAAGACCCCTCTGCTCCTAGTGCCTTCGTTGAAGGTATCATGGAAGGAGTTGAATGGGTTTGGGAAAATGGCATTTTAAAATCTCAGCAAATTGAAGAATATGAGACTGAAATTAAAAAGGTTCCACTTGGGCGGATCAGTGAAGCACAGGAACGGATCTTTAGTGATTTCCTCTCCAAACTCTAATTCAAAACAATTAATATGTTAGACGAAAAACAAACTGTCGAAGATATTGAAGAGATTGATCTCGTTGAGAATCAGGAGCTTGAACAGGATACACCTGAAGAAGTTTCTGAGACAACACAAGATCTGTCTGATTCAATCTTAGATGTTCTCCTTGGCGAAGCTAAGAAGAACGAGGAAGACGAAAAAGAAGACGAAGTCGAAGAGGATGCTCACGAAGACGAAGATGAAGTCAAAGAGGGTGCCCACGAAGATGAAGTCGAAGAAGACGAAGACGAAGTTAAAGAGGGTGCTCACGAAGATGAAGAAGAAGACATCGAAGAGGGTGCCCATGAAGAAGAAGACGAAGTCGAAGAGGATGCTCATGAAGATGAAGTCGAAGAGGATGCTCATGAAGATGAAGTCGAAGAAGAGGAAGAAGATGAAGTTGAAATGCCTGAAGACAAAACAAAGGGTGGTATTCTTTCCGCCAGTTTTGATGCGTTAAAAGGCATGAAAAAGTCCCAATTGGTTTCTGCTTATAAGGCAATCAATCCTATAGCAGAAGGCGAACATGAAGAAGATTCTGACATGCCTAAAACTAAGGCTGACATGATCAACGCCATGTATGGTCAACTTAAGGCCATGAAAAAGGACGAGCTTACAGCTTCTTATAAAAACATCATGGCATCACATTGCAATGAAAGTACTGAAGAAGGTGCAAATGCGCTTGAAGAAGATCTTTCAGTGCTTGTTGATGCTGAACAAAACCTCACCGAAGACTTCAAATCAAAAGCCGCTACTCTATTCGAAGCTGCTTTGGCAAACCGTGTAACTTCAATTAAAGAAGAACTCGAAGAACAGTATAACGAAGATCTAAAGGAAGAAGTTGAATACATTCGTGAAAAACTTGTGACTAAGATCGACGATTATCTTTCTTACGTTGTTGAAACTTGGATTGAAGAAAACCAAGAGTTTGTTGATAACAAACTTCGTACAGAGATTACCGAAGACTTCATGTCTGCACTTCAAGGTGTGTTCACAGAACATTACATTGAAGTTCCTGAAGGCAAGAGGAATTTGGTTGATGAACTTTCCGAAGACCTTTCTTCGGCAAATGAATCTTTGGCTGATGCACAAGAAAGTAACATTATTCTTTCGGAGAAAGTCGTTTCTCTTGAAAAGGAAAAGGTTATTACTGAAGCATCGTCTGATTTGGCAACTACAGAAAGTGCAAAACTTGCTTCAATGGTTGAAGAAATCGAATTTGTCGATGCTGATACCTTTGCAGATAAAGTTGCTACAATTAAGGAAAACTTCTTTTCCGATTCCAATAAGGAAGAAACTCCAAACGTTGAAACTAAAAGTTCAACACAAACCCAAACCATCGTAGAAGGTGCTGGTGATCCTAATGCTAAATTATCTTCGGATATGCAAAAGTACACCTCTGCCCTTTCACGTTTCAAAGACTAACCCAAAACAACTAGAAAAAACTATTATGCTAAACGCAGAAAAAGAACTAAGTAAGTGGGCTCCAGTGCTTGATCACGCGGATGCTCCTGCTATCAGTGATAGCTATAAGAAGGCAGTGACTGCCAAGCTTCTTGAAAATACCGAAGTTGCACTTCGCCAAGAAGCCGCTCACTCATCCTTCACTCTTACAGAGGATGCACAACAAAATACAGGTTCTATTACGACTCCTGATCCAGTGCTTATTTCTCTTGTACGTCGTGCAATGCCAAACCTCATCGCTTATGATGTTGCTGGCGTTCAACCAATGAGCGGACCAACCGGTCTTATCTTTGCAATGAAGCCACGTTTCGGTGATGGTACAGCAATCGTTACTACCGATACTGAAGCATTCAAGAATGAGCCTGACACAGACTTCTCTGGTACAGGTACTCACGCTGGTCAGCTTCTTGATTCCCCTGGTCACTTCGGTGAAGCAACAGGTTCAACTGGTACCGGTATCGCTACTGGAACTGCTGAAGTTGAAACTTCACTTGCTGAAATGGGTTTCACCATCGAAAAAGCAACTGTTACTGCTAAGACACGTCAACTTAAGGCTGAGTACTCAATGGAGCTTGCTCAAGACCTTAAGGCTGTTCACGGCCTTGACGCTGAGTCCGAGCTTGCTAACATCCTTTCCGGTGAAATTCTTGGTGAAATCAACCGTGAAGTTATTCGCGAGATTGTGACCACTGGTAAGAGCTTCCAAGGTGCAGCAGCTGCTGCCGGTAAGTTTGACCTTGCCTCTGACGCCGATGGCCGTTGGTTGCAAGAAAAATTCCAGTCGCTTATCTTCCACATCGAACAAGCTGCTAACAAGATTGCAACTGAAACTCGTCGCGGAAAAGGTAACTTCGTTATCTGCTCCAGCAACGTTGCTTCTGCCCTTGCTGCCGCTGGTAAACTTGTATTCGGTGGTGAAGGTGAACTGAGTGTTGATGCCCTTGGTAACACATTCGCTGGTACTCTGAATGGCCGCCTTAAGGTTTATGTTGACCCTTATGCTGGTAACGATTACGCTACCGTTGGTTATAAAGGTGCTTCTGCATACGACGCTGGTCTGTTCTACTGCCCATACGTTCCTCTTACTATGGTCCGTGCCGTTGGTGAGAACAGCTTCCAACCGAAGATTGCCTTCAAGACACGTTACGGTCTTGTGCAAAACCCGCTGAACGAAGTGTTCAACTCACCTGGTCTCAATAAGACTAACGTCTACTATCAGACCTTCAACGTTAATAACATTAACAATGACAATACCTAAGATTTAAACTCTTAGTCTTGGGGGTCCCCGAAAGGGGGCCCCCTTTTTTTATAAATAATATTATGGCTACAACAGTAAAGAAAAATTTAACGACCAATATTAATTATCTTACGCCAATTGGTTTTAAGCTTACTATTAATCTTGAAAAGTATGGAAATACAGAATACTTTTTAACGACGTTTAATTTGCCAGACATTTCGACTGGTGAAATTTCTGTTCCATTTCGAAATGCTATTAGTTATCAGCCGGGTGAAACTCGCCAATTCGGGCAATTGAATCTTAGATTTATTATTGACGAAGATATGAACAACTATAGCGAAATGTTTAATTGGTTAAAGGCGAATACAGAGAAAACTGAAAAGGCCGATATGATTCTATCTGTCATGTCTGCACACAATGTTGTAAACAAACAATTCCAATTTAAAAATGCCTTTCCTATCTCGTTAAGCGGAGTTGAGTTCAATACTCAATCAACGGATGTAGAATACCTACAGTCTGATGTTTCGTTCCGTTATGATGAATTTGTGATTATTAAATAAAATATGAATTTGGAACAAATCCTTAAAATGTGGAAAGAGGACGTCGTAATTGACGATGTTTGCCTCGATGAAGAAACGATTAAGTCTTCAAAATTACACGCGAAATACCTTGAACTCTTTTCGATGGCGAAGCTGCAATTGAAAAGAAAAGAAATCGAACATGAGTCCATAAAAAAGGACAAGTGGTTATACTATAATGGTAAGATGACGCAGCAGGATATGGATAAACGTAATTGGAAATACGATCCATTTGATGGTATGACAAAGCCTCTTAAGTCAGACATGGATATGTACTATTCAACTGATGAAGATCTTACTCGTATTAAAGCCCAGATTGATTATCAGAAAGCAATCATTGAAACACTCGAAGAAATTATGGGTAATATTCGGTGGAGACATACTCACGTTAAGAACATTCTAGACTTTAAGAAGTTTACATCAGGAATGTGATGTTATACGTAACTAAAAAAGACGAATCTAAAGTACTGCTGCGTAGTGACGATAGTGGTATACTAATGGAGTTGAGCGAGTACTTTACGTTCTACGCAGAGGGCTATAAGTTTATGCCCGCATATCGAAATAAACTTTGGGATGGTAAAATCCGTTTATACGATTCTCGATCACACACACTTCCGTTTGGTCTACTTGCACGAGTTGCTGAGTTTTGTCAAGAACGAGGTTATAAACTAGAATGCGATGATTCTTTATCTCATAAGTTTTATGAAAAGAAAGATTTGCAATCCTTTATTGACAATAGTAAATTAACGATAAAGGATAAAGACATTAAGCCTCGTGATTATCAACTTGATGCTTTTTGTCATGCTATTCAGAATAAAAGAACGATTCTTATTTCACCGACTGGATCAGGTAAATCACTTATCATTTATACTATGATGAGGCATTACCTAAATCATGAAATGAATAAGAAGGTTCTCATTGTTGTTCCGACGACATCGTTGGTTGAACAAATGTACAAAGATTTTGAATCTTATTCTTGGAAAGATAACGAGTTTGATGTAGAAGAAGATGTTCATAGAATTTATTCGGGCAAAGAAAAGCTTAATATTGAAAGTTCGGTAGTAATTACCACATGGCAAAGCGCCATTAAACTTCCACCTCATTGGTTTACACAATATGGAATGGTAATTGGCGATGAAGCACACACCTTTAAAGCAAAAAGTTTAACGACTATTATGAATCGCCTTGTTAATGCTGAATATAGAATTGGCACGACAGGAACAATTGATAATGCCGTTTCAAATCAGATGACGCTTGAAGGAAACTTTGGACCAGTGTATAAAGTTACATCGACGAAAGAACTCATTGATTCAAATACACTGGCACAGTTAACCGTACAATGTCTGGTATTAAAATATAAAGACGAAGAAAGAAAGTTTTGTCGACAACTTAAGTACCAAGATGAAATTGATTTCATTGTTTCACACGAAAAAAGAAATCGCTTTATTGTAAATTTGACGTGTGATCAGAGTGGAAACTCGTTAGTTCTTTATAATCTTGTGCAGAAGCATGGTAAACCTTTATACGATGCCTTTATAAATAAATTAAAAGGAACCGGTCGTAAAGTATTTTTCGTTTCAGGTGCAGTGAATGCCGAAGAGCGAGAAAGAATACGGGAAATTACCGAAAAGGAAAAAAATGCAATCATCGTTGCAAGCGTTGGTACATTTTCAACCGGTGTAAATATTGTCAATCTTCATAACATCGTGTTTGCTTCACCGACAAAATCACAAATAAGAATTTTACAATCGATCGGTCGAGGTTTGAGAAAAACAGAAGACGGTAAAGGTACGACAATTTACGATTTAGCAGACGATCTTTCTTGGAAGAAACGAAAGAACTACACACTCAATCATGCCATTCAGCGAGTAAAGATTTACGCTAAAGAAAAATTTAACTATAAAACACACGAAGTTCCACTATGATTTATGCAATTCGAGACTTTTTAGATGATCATCTCGTAAGTGGGTTTAGACTTATAGATGGAAGCTACATTTTAGCATTAGAACAAGAGTATGATGCTGATAACGATACGTTCCATCTTTTAGAACCACTTGAACTCAAGTACGATGTATCGGGAGAAGGCAGTTTAAAACCGTGGCTTCACACTAATGATGGAGAACCAATTGCCCTTAAAGGTGATAAAATCTTAGTGGCATCTCCGACAACACCTGAATTGAAAATCTATTATCATCGTTATAACCTTATGAATAAGCTTTCTGCTGTTATGACAGAAGGGGAAATAGATTCAATACTCGATCAACTATTTCCTGATGAAGTTGATAATCAAGGTTCATCTGTTCTTGATCCACAATTTAATAAGTGGAGGAAACAATGGGATAATTAGTATTCCGTTCGTTACAGAACTATTATACCAAGAATAAAAAATTTGTACATAATAAAATGCACTATTATAGCATAATGTTATGTACAATACTAATTCTATAGTATATAATACATTCATGTAATAATTATGAAAGCGAAAGATAAACCACATTACGTTAACAATAAAGATTTTTCTCAAGCCGTCGTTGAATATGTAAATAGCGCAAACGAAGCAAAATCAGAAAATAAAGAAGAACCTATCATTACCGAATATATCGGCGAGTGTTTTCTTAAAATTGCAGAAGGGTTATCACACAAATCCAATTTTTCTGGATACACGTATAGAGAAGAAATGGTGATGGATGCAGTCGAAAATTGCATCAAGGCCATTATGAACTATAATGTTGAAAAGGCAACTCGAACTGGACTACCCAATGCCTTTGCATATTTTACGCAAATATCTTATTATGCATTCTTACGTAGAATTGCTAAAGAGAAAAAGCAACAGGATATTAAAGAAAAATACATGGAACACGCCGGTGCTTATGAAGTAATGGATTCGGGCAATCACCCAGATGCTCTAGGAATCGTTGATCGAATTAAGCAAAAAACTCATGCAGTTCGAAAGCGTGATGAATCGATTAAAGAATTCAAAAAAGCACAAAAAAATAAGAGAGTAAAGAAAAAGGTTGCGGGGAAACTTGACAAATTTTTCAATAAATGAAAATCGCTCTTATC